TAGATACTGCTCCAGCACCAAAGTCAGAGTGGAAGTCCAGGGAAACGGTTCCAGACTTTAGTCCACCGATTACCTCTGTCCAGCCGTTAGAACCGAAGTCTGTTACATCAACCTCGGCTGAATTTAGAACGAGTTCAGCACGAGCTACGCTTGGGCTAACTGTTCCGCCGTTTAGGGTCACTGTATTTGCAGTGACAACGAATTTTGCCATTTAATTTTCTCCTTATGCAAAGACGGTGACTGTGAATTCAGCCGCCAGATAGGTTTGGTCGTTTATTGTTATAGAGCCAATCGAAGTAGCGCGTTCAACCCGCAGGTCATACACCAACCCCGAAAGGGTCTTATCTGATTCTATCGCAGCTTTCACACTCTCTGAGCCTGTCGGACTGCAATAAGAATCAAGTTTCCGCTGCATCTGTCTCTCAGCCGCACGGCCTACGATAACGGTTGCAACGAAGTTATAGGTCACTAGACCACCATTGATAGCCCCATCGTATTCAACGCTCTCCATGTTGACGATACCGATTGGCGGGGTTGGATTGTCTGGCACTTCAGCAGATGCACGAAGCCCGCTGATAGTTGCCAGATTGGTTGCGATGCCCTGTCGAATCGCGCTTATGTCAGCCACTAGGCCATCCTGATTTTACGGAACGGAGCAAGCAGTGATTCAATGTCTGGATCTGTTCTGCTTACACGAACTACGCCAATCTCACCGAATCCAGCTACACCAAGAGGTGAGTCATAGCGCTTGAATTCGCGAACAGATAGGAAGTTACAAGCCTGACGAATGTCAGTAGGAACAGCAGTTCCATAACCGAATAGTCCAACAATCTGAACGGTAGCTTCACCCTGTGAGTCTGGGAAGTTGACAGTTGGGAACAGATAATCACCAACAGCACGAATGCGAGTGTATGGCGTGTAAACGCCACCAGCAATGCCGTTTAGTGGCTCAAGCTGATAGTCAGATGTTTTCCAAGTGGTGTCAAAGCTGCCATCGGCATCTGTTGAAGTCTTTAGGGTTGTTAGAGTAACAAGGTCGTCAATCTCTACAAGATAAGAGTCATTGGGTGTGTAAACACGGGTAGCTGAGCCTGCGGTAAAAGTTCTCTCGCAATAGCGCTCAATGTGTCTGGAGGCTGATTCAATACAGCGCTCAAGTAGTCCGTCATCGTCTGTCACTGCCGTGCCTAGGCGCAGAATGTCCTTGACTTCTTGCAGGGTGGTGTAGCCGTTAGTAATCGCCATGGCTCTAGTTTACCCCCGAATTCACGCGTTCAGTCTGTCCTTCATTTCTACCACCATCTCTAGAATTGCGTGATCCACAGCAGTTATAGGCTCCTCGCCATTCATAATTTGCCTAATTCTTTCCTCTAAAAAATCCGCAGACACTGGGAGAGTTCGGATCATTCGTGGCTTTGTTCCAAACCTACAAAGCTCTACAGCCGCGTCAAAGAGAGTGCCTGCCAGGAAAATCTCCGTGGACAATGGAGGCATTTGCCTATTTGTAATTAGATTGTAGGCAATGGTCGTAGCCACCATGTTGTGATTTGGCCTACCGAATGGGCCAATTAGATTAGGCAGGAAGCAGTTCCTAAATAGGATACCCCGCTCTTTGCACCATTCCTGTAGGTATTCTCCCGCCTCTCGCTTACCCTTTGCGTAGTCTGAGTTAAAGTTCTTGGCCTTGACCGAATTGGCATAAGTCAGGGTTTGAATGTTAGGAGATAAAACATCTGTCAGCTTTTTGGCTAACTTGACATTTCTGCCATGCAGGTTGTCACCCCTGTTTACGCCTGCTATGTGCAGAACATGAGTAGTTTCCCCAGGCTCGTCATCAGATCTAAGGTCATAGGCAAAGTTGTCCATCTCTCTCATCCTGAGAAATCGCATTACATGGCTGCCTACAGCTCCAGTCGAACCCGTAACTAAAACAGCCATTACTTTTTCAAGCTTTGCACTAGCGACTGAATTTCAGCGTTTCCCTGCCTACGGCTCTCGCCATCCAGCGATGCCCCAGAGAGCGTCAGCCTGTCATAACCGACATCGTAAACAATACGCTTTGTAGAGGCGTAGAATGCCCTTACAAGGCCCGTTTCCCTCATCCGTATCGCCAGACCCCAGTCAACAAATCTCATGGCTTCTGGGAACCCTCCAGAGGCTTGCCAGAGGTGTTTGGTCATGGGGTTACAACCCATAAGTGTGAATGAGTGGTCAAGCTGGTCTGGCTGCCACGAAGCTGACTGAATTACATTGGTCCCCTTGTGTATCAAATGGTCGCAGACCAGATTGCAACCCTCGTCATCCGCCTTCTGAATCTCATTCAGCGCTTCGGGCAGGAAGTAGTCGTCCACATTGCACATGGCTATCCAGTCGGTCTGGAGTAGCTCTATTCCTCTGTTGAAATAGCCAGCGTAATCCTTATGGTTCTCCTGCATTATCCAAGCTTGTCGCCCCTCGCTCTGCTTCATTACAGATTCCAAGTTCTTGTCATCTGTCACTATGACTATTTCGTCTGGCTGAATCTTCAGCGAATCTATGCCCTCCCACCAGCGGGATAGGAAGCTCGCATAGCCATCCCCCCAAATGCCCAGCGGTATGCCTATCGTCACACTCATGCCAAAGCCTCTGTCCAAAACTTGCTTGCAGATGAGTTGACCAGCTCCAATAAAATTGCTGGATTATCCCAATCTGATACCGAACTGATACCAACCTGCTCGTTCAGATGCACCTGGCATCCAGATAGCACGGCCTCGATCACCACGCGAGATTCGGCATCAAAGTCATTTGGTAAAAAAATGAAGTGCTTGGCACGAGCCATTGTCTCCAACACTTGCTCCCTGGGCTTGTTCCAATACATCACCAGCGGTATGCGGTTCTCCTCGGCCCAGCGCATAGCGTTGTCTGGTCCCTTCTGACGGTGCAGCCTGGCTGCCCAAAGTGCAAACTCCTCTTTAGGCTTTGACTGAAATTCAGATGTATCGAATGATGACAGCACCCAGGTTGTAGCTTTCGGCTGCGTCCACTCCAGCTCTATCTCCAGGTGCCTGGGGGTTCGGCAGATGAACTTACTAGCTGAGTTGATGAGGGTCTGGCGAGCAGGTGTTCGGGTCTGCTTATGGTGAACCATTACGACTGGATTTTTCGTAGCCAATTGGGTCATGGCTTCGTCTGTCAGCAGGTCTGTTCCAGTAATGATGAGCTTGTCAGCATCCATGGCTTCTTCCCATTGATCGGGACTGAATACCTTGACCTCATGTGGTGCGGCTTCTAGGTAGCGAGCATCGCTCATCTCTGCTCCACCACGATACTTCCCAGGAATTCCGTTTATTGTTTCTATCTCTGTTGGCAGATGATGGCTGAGCCAGGCAATCATGCGAATAGTCCCTTGAAGAACGGTGTCCACTTCCACTGCCATAGGTGAGCGAAGTCGAACTGCTGAGCAAAGTCCACAGAAGCTTGATTGACGCCGCGCTCTGCGTGATAAGCCTTTTCTAATGATTCAACAATCTTGTTCACCGAAGGTATTGAGAAGAACGATGACTGAGCTTCATCCCAGAATGGTTGACCATCCACTTTCCAACTGGCTTCTGATACTAAGTCCTTGGATGCGGCGAAGTTACTTGTAATGACGCGGGTTCCACACGCCTGAGCTTCCACGGTTGGAATGCCAAAGCCCTCTCCGTAAGAAGTGCTAAGCAGAACATCCATTGCGCTGTAGAAACCTGCCATCGCTTTGTCTGGATAGCCAGTGCGTAGCATGTCGCGGTCTGGAAGAATGACAGCCGATTTGTCCAGTCCTACCGACTTCAGTAAAACAGCTAAATCGAATCCACCATAAGCACGCGTTGGTTCACTGTGAATGTAGATCTGAGAATTCGGGTATTTCTTGTGAAAAATAGCAAAGGCCAGCAGGTTCTCTGCATAGGCTTTGCGATGAATTTGTCCATTGGCTTTGTTGGCTGCCACCATACCGACTAGGAAAGTATCTTCTGGGACACCCATAAATTCTTTAGGTTTCATTCCCTGTAGCTCAGCCGTTGGCTTGTAAATCTTTGTGTCTATACCGTGTGGAATGTAGATTGACTGAATTCCAACTGAATCTAGCTGCTGTTGTCCATGTGGTGACATTGCGATTGAAGTTACATTCTCACGCTTTAGGAATTCAATGACCTTTGGTGGCGGTGTTGTGTGGTCTAGTGGAACCCAAGAAACTATTGGGCCATCAAACTTCAGGTCGTTATAGACCCATACATCGTA